GGTTGTTGCCCGTCCCCGGTGTCCCGACCGGTTCAAAAATTCAGGCCGCGATCCGCGCCATCTGGTAGCGCCACTCACGTAGGCAGCTCTTGGCGCACGCCGCCCGCATCGCCCGCAGATTGCCAAAGGCGGCTCGTGCATCGGCGTGGGTATGCATCATTCCGGCGGACCTCACGGCCCCGGATAAAAAAAGGCTGAACATCAGCAGGTAGTTCGCGGTTCGGGTCAGTTTCATAAGGGTCGGTCCTCACTCAGGCGGCTTGCTTCACAGGCAGTTGCATCAGCTTCACAGATCCCGTCTGTCTCAGCTCCAGCAGCACTCGCACTAGGCCTTGGCGGGCCAGGTCGCTGAGGCTCACGCCTGTTCTGTCGCAGCATTCGCTCGCTTCGCCGTCCAGCTCGGGTGGTAGTGTGATCGTGATTCGGTTTGGTTTCTTCATCGTGTTAACATAGTTAACAATGATAACGGCTCACGCAAGCACTATTTGATGACAAAGTTAACTTTGTGATGTATTTGTAGGTATGAGCATCAAAAACGCCCGCATTCTCGGCGTCCGGCTGGATGAAAAAACCACCGCCCGCGTCGCCATTTTCGAACAGAAAACCCACATCGAAGCCGTGTCTTTAGCCAGGGCTTCCCTGCTTGCTGCGCTCGATTATTTCGACGCCACCGGTTCGCTATCGCTGCCGCTGCAAATAACGCCAGCCACTCACACTGAGGAAAAGATAGCTGGACAAAAAAACGCCAATCTGTTGGAATCCCTGCAATGTGCTCCACCTGCGCCTTCGCGAAAGCGTTCCCCCAGCACCGGACCGGTGCCAACGACTGCGAACATTGTGCGGCTGCCTCCGCCGCCCGTCATAGCCACGCTACTCCACGACATGGTATCCGAGAAGTCCACCCCCTCACCTGTCACCGAGCCCCGCAGCGAAGCACGCTACGAAAAAAAACGCCGTAAAGCATGAAGCCACTTCTAGTCAGCTTGACCTTTTCCGTGTGCTCTCTCGGTCTGCTCAAAAAGCCCGTTGGTCCTTGTCAGCCCTACGCTGAAAAATGCCTGCACTGCACCGACTGCTCGCAGTGCAAACACTGCGCAGTGGTCAAAGGCCGTTGCTCTGTCTGTTTCCACCAATGAACACCTCAACTCCACGCCCCACCGCTCTGATCAAACGCCGCGTCAAAAGCACCGGCACTGCGCAGATCCTCGCTTTCTGTTTCTTCTTTGGTGGCATCTACCTTCTTCTGTTTCTTTCTCTGCCCCTCGGTCTGCTTGCCATGCTGCTGGGCATCGTGGTCGATACCATTCGCACCGTCGAGCACACCTGCGGTGCCTGCGGCAATCACGTCGCCATCACCAGCACCCTCTGCCCCACCTGCCACATCACGCTTGAGCCACCGCCCAGCCCGTGGCCCGACAGGTTGCTCAGCCTCGGCCTGATCGTCCTCGTGGTCATCGGTGGCGTCCTCTTGAGGCGCTGGATGCTAGGCACACTTTGAGGCGCGATCTCCTTTCAATCCCCCACACAAAAAAAGCCGCTCCAACCGAGCGGCTTTTTTTGGCTTAGTCCGGCACGGCTCCAATCGCAAACCACGCGTCACCATCCTCCGCCCTCAGCGGTCTGCGATACCGCTTCCGAATGACCCCCTCCGAGTTGCCCGCCCACTCCGCCACTTGTCCGCGACCATGCCCCTGCGCTAGTCGATAGCTGATAAACGAGTGCCGCATGATGTCCTGTGGCCACACGCTCATCACCTTCGCTGCTTTCAGCAGTCGCATCAGGTGCGGTTGGTCCGTCGTCCGCACGCAATGTTTTGCCGCACGCTTGCACTTCTTGCCCCAGCGTGCGTCATCATTCGCGCCGCGCAGCATCGCCCGCACATTGTTTGGGATCGGCACGTAACGCTGCTGCATCGTCTTCAGCGCCACCTGCGGCCCCAGGTCCAAATAACCCCGCTCCCAGTCCCACATCGCCCAGGTGATCCGCCGCATCTCAAACGGACGCAGCCCCATCCAGCAGCCGATGACAAAATAATTGAGACACTGCGGTTCCTTCTTTTTGATCAGCGCTAAAATCTTCCGCGCCTGGTCAACGCTGAAAATCTCCGGCACCGGGTCCGCCTCCTTCCGTTTTTTGATCACTTCCGCCGCATGCGGCTCACCCCGCGCACGCATCCCCCATTCGCGACACCGATTCAAAAACGTCTTCCACGACGCCAAGCGGTTGTTAAAAAATCGCGCTCCGATCTGCGCACCATCCTCACGCGGTCGCCCGATCCAGGCCGACAGCATCTCCACGTCGATGTCACACACCGACACCTCTCCGTAGCGCATCACAAATGCCCCCAACTCCTTGCGCAGCCCCGCCAGGTGCTCCCACGAGGACCGTGCATGCAGAGCTAAAAAACGCGGCACCGCCAACGCCATGGAAGACCGATCCAGGGCACCATGCCCCGCCTTCAGCCAGGCATCCACCGCGCGAGAAACATTCGCCAGCCCATCGCAACGCTGCACCGCATCCCGCACCGCCTCCACCACCGAATGCAGCGACCTCGCCCCCGCAATCTCCAGCAGCCCTTGCACCGCCTCCGCCTCGATCACCGACACCATGCGCGATCCCGCTTTGCCGGCCAACTCCCGCACCTTGCCCTGTGCCAATTTGCCCGCCCCCCCCCGCGTCATCGCCGTCGTCGAGCGTCCCTGCCGCGCCTCCCGCCACCGCACCACAAACCGCCCATCCCCCCGGCGCGAAACTCGCGCCTCCACCCCGCCATATTTCACACTCTGAATGGTCTCTCCCATGACACCCTTTTACACCCTTTTTTAAGCCATAAAAGGCCAAAAACAGCCCAAAACAGCTTTCAAAGCCCAAACCCTCCTTTGAGCCTCCCGCCCTAGTGAAATCAAGCCTTTTGCGCCGTATTTAGGTGGTGGAGATAAGGGGATTCGAAGCCTTGCGTTTGCTGGGGGCATGCTTCGCTGGGTGTGATTACACCCTATTTACACACCCAGCTTAAAAGCCACATGACTGCCGGAGGGAGGCCATGGGGAAGGCGGGACCGGGGTCGTTTTTCCTGGTTGGGGCAATGTCGTCGTGGCCGACGATGTCGTCGAGGTGGTAGCGAGTGACGAGGGCTTTGGCGACTTGTTCGCAGGCGGCGAGCTGGGCTAGCGGATAGGCTTCCCAGTGCTTTTCTGGGCCGCCGTTTTTGTGTTTGCTGGCGAGCAGTGGGAGCTTGGACCAGCGCTGAGCCAGCAGTGCGTTGTCGCCTGCATTGGCGAGCTCGATGCCGATGGTGCAGGAGTTGAGGTTTTTATGGCCCTGCCATTCGGAGACGCCTGCATGGCCACAGGTGCGGTCAAAGGGGCGGGTCTGATAGACGGTGCTGTCGCGGTCGATGACGATGTGAGCGGATGCTCCTTTGGCGGCAGGACTGCGCCAAAATTCGATGGATGATTCTGCGCTGGCTCCGGCGGTGAAATGGATGACGAGGAAGCGACGCACGGGCATTTTTGCACCGCCTGCAATGGGACGACGCAGGGCGGTTTCGAGCCAGTGGTCGGCGGTGATGCTCATGGGCGGTGGCTCATTTGCCGCTGGTCACATCCACCACGAGACGGCGCTGACTGTAGCCGATGACGGCGGTCTGCATGGCGGAGCGGGCGGCGTCTTGGCCGATGCCGAGCCACTGCGGAGAGCTGAGGCCGAGGAAGGCTTTGCTGCCATTGGCGGTGGTCGTGCAGCTCGGCAGCGTGAGCAGGCAGAGGCAGCCGATGAGGAGCTTGAGTGAGCCGCTGACACCCGCATCTTTGGCGACGTAGCCGAGCGCGGCGATGAGGGCGGGGATGAGCCACTGCTGCCAGTGGGAGAGATCACCACCGTTGCCCTGGTAGATGGCGAGAAACGATAGGCCAGCGAGCGCGGCTCCGATGAGGGTGGTGCGGTAGTTTTTCATACTATCAACAGCTTTGTGTCAATGCTCAGGCATGGTTGCGGTCGTGCGAGACGTTGGATAGGAGGTTAGCGAGTTGCTTGTGCAGTTCGATCCGGTCGGCCTCGCAGCGGTCGCTGCGGTCGCGGAGTCGCTGGAGTTCGCGGTCCATCCCGTTGAGTCGGTCGTTGCGCTCTTTGTTGAGCTCGGTGACGAGCGCCTGGTTGCCTTTGGTTTGCCACCAGACCGCGATGACCAATATCATGGCCACAGGGCCGGTGGAGACGATGACTTCGAAGGCTTTGGCAATGAGCGAGGGTTCCATGGTTAGAGCGTGAGCGCGGTGGCGAAGATGGCGTCGATTTGTGCGGGGGTTTGGCCGATGGCGGTGGCGAGGGCGATGACGAATGGGTGGTCACGCTGCACCGTGGTGCTTTGCGCGGTGTGCCACCAGATTTCTCCGGCTACAGTGCTAAGTGCTGCGCTTTTGACCTGCTCGTAGAGTCCAGCTTGAAGAAGGGCGAATGCCAATGAGCGGAAGCTGACGACCACCGGCTGAGGTGGAGTCTCATTGACCTGCCAACCGAGTGTGAGCGTCTTGGCCTCGTGGTCGGGCACCTCGGTGCGTGTGAGGTATTGGTTGGTCGCGATGTCTGGCTGAGCGACTTCGATGACTTGATAGATTTGCAGCGTGGGGTCGAGGCCAACGATCTCGGCGTCGTCGTCGCGAGGATAGGACGGTAAGAAGGTCTGCGTGTCAGTGTTATAGAGTCGTTTCATGCGCTGATTTTGAATTCAAACTCGAGAGCGTATGGTGATTGGTTCGTGCTTCCGCTGATTTTTTTCATACGGTAGTAACGAAATGCCGTGGTGTTAGCGGACAGCGCGGTGATCGTTGAGACCGTTGCTCCGCCAAGCGTGTATGTTGATCCAATGCTCGTCCAGGTGCTGTTGTCATTGGAGCCTTCCCATTGCCAGACTCCCTGAGTCTGAGCACCGCTTTGATAATATTTAATTTCATTGATGATTTTGGAGATGCTGAAGTCGAATTTCAGCCATTCACCATCCGCGCACCCATTCGGCATCCAAATATTTGAGGTGGCTAGATTTCCATCCTTCAGCTGGAAGAAATTCACTGGTGTATTCATGGGGTTGCCCGCGCCCGACTGGGTTATTGTCGGGATGCCGCTGGTGCGGTTACCCGAGCCACCTGGGTTGGAGTAACTGGTGGAAACAGGCACAGAAAACCGATATGGATTCACAAGATTCATGCGCGGGTTCCAATGAGGGTTACCTTCAATCCAGCGCCCGCGATGGTGCTGCCGATTTGGTCAATGTCGATGGTGATCTCTGCGTCGTCTGCCAGGGCCGAGTCTGAAAGCACCGCTGGCGTCGCGGCAGTGGTGCTGGTTTTTTCTGTAGCGTCGATGGAGAGCTTGGTGCTCAGGATGGAGGTTCCGTTTTCGTTGATGTCCACGATCAACGTTGATCCCGTGGGCGCGGTGCCAACACTTGCACGCACAGAGGTGACCGTCATCGCGCAGGGTATGCGGAAGGTTAGCTTGTTGGTGCCTGCGGTGAGTGCGGTGGCTTCGTCTGATACTGCCGCTGAATACTCAAATGGCATGCCTACAAAGCTGCCGCCAGCGCGGTAAATAAGATTGCCTTCGATGCTCAAATTACCTGCCGAGCTACGGGCGAGGGTTGTATCTGAGGCGTGACCGATGTTTAGACTTCCGACGCCCAGCGCAGAGGAGGTTGAAGCTGTGATTCCAGCGATAGGCAATCCGCTGCAATTCGTTAGCGTGCCGCTTGATGGAGTGCCGAGTGCCCCATTGAGTAAAACCAAAGTCCCCGAGGCGTCTGGCAAAGAGACCGTGCGGGCCGCTGTTGCGGTGCCGAGGATGGTGGTGCGGGTGCCTGAGTTACCAAGCTCGATGGAGCCTGTGCCACCGGTGGCGATTGAGCCGCCGCCATTGCTGGTGTCGATGCTGCCACCGCCACCGCTCGTGTTGATGCTGCCACCAGACCGGCCATCCTCGCCACCATTAGTCCAGATGTTTCCGCCACTGCCGCCTGCTTGAATAACACCACTGCCTGCGCCACCACTGGTGTTGATTGAGCCAGCAGAGCCGGCGGCAAATTCACCGCCATTGCCACCAGCCATATTGAGCTGTCCGCCACTGCCACCTGAGAATGCCGCTCCGATAAATTCCCCACTGCCTTGCAGGCCGGTGATGAGGCCGAGGTTTTGCGAATCGTAAACGCTCTTCATCGCTGCGCCAGCCGCTGCCACGTTGGCCGCGTCCGTTACGTCGGCACCAGTCTCAATGCCATCGAGCTTGGCAATCTGCGCCGCCGTGGCGAGACCTGGTTGCGATGCGGTGGCAGCTTGGATGGCGTCTGCACCTCCTGTGACGTGTGTGCTGGCATGCGCGGTGGGCGTGCGGGCATTGGTCATGCGTGCGTCATCACCGGCGGCGAGGGTGCCTGCGGTGCTGCCGGTGTTTTTGTAGGCGGCATCGCCGAGCGCGGCGGTGCCTTGCTTGAGCAGCTTGCCAGTGGTGCCGTCAAAGAGGGCTGGCCGTGAATCCACACTGGAGGCAGGGCCGACGACATCGCCACTGCCTGCGACGGATAGAGTCTGCCACGTCGCGGCGCTGGGATCGGTCGCCATAAGCACCTGGCCGACACTCGGAGCGGCAGCGGCGCTCACTTCTACCGTCGTTGTCGCGGATTTGAGGCCGAGGGCGGCGGTGGCTTGTGCTGCGGTGCCCTGTCCCTCGATCATTAAGGTGCCGGACGTAGTGGGCAACATGATCGTCTTATACGACAACATCCCGTTGGAGGCTTGGAGATCAGCATAAATGCCATCTCCTGCCTGAAATTGAACGAGACCAGGCAGTGTGCCTGATTTTTTGACATCTAGCGCGCGTGTGACGCTCAAGCCGCCCAAGCCATTAAATTGGGCAATTTTGCCAGAATCTGCAGTGTCATTGCCACCGGTGCTGGTGCTGGCGTAGGCCGCATCGCCGAGCGCGGCCCCGCCTTGCTTCAGCAGCTTGCCGGTGGTGCCGTCAAAGAGGGCAGGCCGTGAGTCCACGCTGGAGGCAGGGCCGACGACGTCGCCCGTGGCGGAGAGGGTGCCCGCCGTGAGAGTGAGGCCGCTGCCGAGGGTGATCTCCTCAATGGCTCCTGTGCTGGCGGTGCTGCGCCCCAGGAGCCGTGTGGTGCTCATGGTGAGGCCGCTGCCAGTGATCGCACCTTTGAGCGCATAGAGCGCATTGAGCAGGGTCTTGAGCGCGGAATACGCGAGGGTCTTGAGCACGCCGGAGGCGGTGATGGGCAGCTTGTCGGCATCAGCCAGGGTTGTGACGGCGTCAGCGGCAAAGATGGCTGTGCCGACGTTGCCTGCATCGGTCACGTCAGCCAGGGCTTCGATGCCGTCGAGCTTGGTGATCTGCGCGGCGGTGGCGAGGCCTGGTTGCGCAGCGGTGGCCTCCTGGATCGCGTCTGCGCCACCGGTGAGGTGGGTGCTGGCATGCGCGGTGGGCGTGCGGGCATTGGTCATGCGTGCGTCATCACCTGCTGCGAGGGTGCCTGCGGTGCTGCCGGTGTTTTTGTAGGCCGCATCGCCGAGTGCGGCGGTGCCTTGCTTGAGCAGCTTGCCAGTGGTGCCATTGAAGAGCGCAGGGCGTGAGTCCACGCTGGAGGCAGGGCCGACGACATCGCCACTGCCTGCGCCGCCGGCGACGGTCAATTCACGCTCGACATCGTCGTGAGAAAAGCCATTGGCGACGGGAGCGCGTAGCTTGAGCCATTCCCAACTGGAGTCGGTGTTGGCCTCGGGTGCGGGATCTTCGGGACGTGTGTAGGAGGTGTCGAAGTGGATAGGGAACGCGATGCGCTCTAGGTTGCCATCGAGCTCGTATTCGATCTCGCAGCGCAGCTCGACGGGCTGCGTGGGATCGCCGGTGGCATCCATGACGGCACGCAGCGCGGTGCTGTCGGCACTGGCCCATTCAAAGACGTATTGCGACGTGGCTCCGGCGCCGGTGCGCACAGCAGTGGTGTCGATGAGTGAGGGTGCACCCGTGGGTGCGAGCTTGGGCTTGATGACGCATGTGGGGGTGTCCGCATCGACTGCGAGGACCCCATCTGCGCCGAAAAATTTGATGATGAGCTTGAGGTGCGCGAGCAGCTTGGCGGGGACACTGGGCTGTGCGGTGCCAGTGATGGAGGCACGCGCCACCTTCTTGACGGTGTCGAGGTAAATCGTGGAGGTCACGCGAGGGGTCGCGTGTCAATTGAGAGGACGCTGCTCACGACCATGGATGCCAGATGATGCGCCGGAGGCGGATAGATTTGGTGAAGTCTTCCGCGACGGGGAGGGTGACGATGGCCTCCTCGGTGACGATGACGGTCATCTCGCCGCCCCAGGTGATGTCTTCTTCCGGTTCTCCGTCGCCATAGATCGGGAGATACTGTGAGCCGATCTGGTAAACGACTGTGCAGGCGAGGGGTGTGTGGATGCGGAACCGCACCTGAGCGTCACTCCGGGACGCGATGATGGTCCCGGTGCTGCCGATGCCACTCACGCCGCTGACTGCTTGGCCTGTGCTGGCAGAGATGACGGCGTCGTAGTCATAGAGGTGCCCGAAAAGCCCACCGTTCGATGCTTCGTAACTCAGGCCACTGAAGCCCCAGTCGCTCCAGTCTATTGCGGGCAGGTCTCCACGCACGGTGGAGCGTGTGACGGGCGAGCTGTAGGTGGTGGTGCTGGAGATGATGTCTCCGTAGCCATCCGGCTCATTATACTCAGGGTCAAAGGTGGTGCTGCTTTCAAATGTGGGGCAGGATTCAGAGTCGCCGATATTCTCCGCCGCGACCGTGGAGGTGTCGGTGTAGGAGCCGAATTCAAATGTGTATTCGGTGGCTCTGCTGCCAAAAATTTTATCGGTGACCTCACTATCTACAAACATGGGGCAGGTCTCCACGGTGACGGAGGAGCTGCGCACGTCGATGACTAGTTTCCCGACAATCATGGCGCTGTGTAACCGACGCTTAGGATTCCGGTGCCGGTGCCATTGAGGTCGTCGGTGATTCCGGCGGTGATTGGGCCGTGGCCGATTTGAGCGGTTTTTGACCCGTTGACGAAGGTGGCGAGGAGTAGCTTGTAAGTGCCGGTGGAGCTCACGAGGTCGGCTGAGTTCGGCGCAGTCGTCTGGAGTGAGATGGTTACCGAGATGGAGTTTAAGCTGTGGATGAAGATGCGCCCACTCAAGGTGGTCGTGAGCGGTGTGCCGCTGATGGTGATGACGACGTGCCGCGTGCCGGTAGAAGGAATGGACAGAGTTGGCGGCGGGTCTTCATTGAGCGCGGAGCCGCCGATGGTGGGCATGACGCCAAAGATTGTCGAAGGGGTGACGATGCCGCTGCGGGAAACATCGAGCGGCAAAGCTGTGCTTGCACCCGTGCCGCTTGGAAGATCAAAGCTAAGCGCAGAGCCGCCTTGTGATCGCGTGGCGCCAATGATCTCGATCTCAATGCCTGCGGCGGCTGCTAGTTTTTCGAGAAAACTTTCGACGGTTTTTTTCCACGGGACCAGGCCGGAGGGCCAGCGTGGGGCGCGAGAGCGGCGGGTTTCTTGCCTCATGCTTGAGCAGGGGTGAGAGAGTCGGGCTTGTCGATCTGGAGACCGAAGAAGACCAGGTCCATGACGACATGTTTGTCATCTTGGGCGATGGCGACGGACTTGGCGAGGCGGCGGCCGGACATGTCGCCGATGCGGCTGTCGTCAGGCCATTGCTTGAGCCATGCCTCGGTGACGGCGCGGTTGTCAGCAAAGAGGGTGCGGACGTGTTCAGGTTCGACGCCAGGGATGCGGACGCCGAGGGTGATGGTGCTTTGCTGTTGCGAATTGATCTGATATTTAAAGATGGGACTTTTACCATCGTCGAGCAGCGGGGCGAGGAGATGTGCAACGAAGGCGCGGAGTTCGGTTTCGAGTGTGGCGGGGGTCATTTTGGAAGAAGATAGAGGATAGAGGATAGAGGATAGAGGATAGAGGATAGAGGATAGAAGATAGAAGATAGAGGGGATAGGTTAGCGGAACATGACCGGCCAGATATAGCGATAGACGACCTGATAGACCATGGCGGCGATCTTGTTGTTGAGTGTGGCCTGCTGTGGAGTGCCGATGACACTCCAGCCGTAGGGGTAGTTCCAGGTGAGGTCTTCGGTGTCATCGGTGAGGACGATGGTCCGAATCGAGGGCGCATTCTCAGGGGTGTCCCTGGAGGGCACAGCGTTGGTGGGCAGGGTGCCGGTGCCAACGAGGTAGGTGTCAGTGACGACGACCTCGGGCAGGTGGAAATTCGTGTAACGGGGATCATCCCAACCTCCTGGAAAACTCATCGTGATTGGCTCGCTGGCGCTAAATTGCTGGCCGTTCACCGTGATGATGCGGTGATAAGGCTTCGCCTCTTCGTAGCCGCGATAGACGCAGTCGGCGGTGGCCCAGTCATTGTTGTCGTCCTGCACGGTCAGTTCGCACAGGTGCATGTAGGGGTAGCTGGGGTGCGGTGAGCCGAGGGCGAACTCGCCGGCGATGACCTCGCCTGCGGTCATGTCGGTGGTGAAATCCACCGCGCCACCGCCAAAGGTGGTGGAGACTTGAAAGGTATCGGCGGTGCGGGAGATGACGAAATACGGGACACCGAGTGAGGAGGCGCTTTGCGGGGTGAGACCTGCACCGCCGGTGAGGCGGGCGAAGTAAACGCGGCGGCCATTGGCAAAGCCGTGCGCAGCGCAAGAAATGACGTTGCTGGTGGCATCGCCAGTGCAGGCTTTCCAGGCGGCATGCCAGGAGAGATAGCGCACGGTGCGCTCGTCCCACCCAGCCTCAATGGTGCGGCGTTTGCCACGACTGAGGGTCTTGGTGGGGTAGCTTTGATCGAGCGAGCCTTCGGCGGCGATCTGCCACTCGCGACTGATGCCGCTGTCGATTTTATCGAGCCCGATGATGATCATGCCTGGATAGCCAGGCACAGGATCGCCCACGGCGAGCGTGGTGGTGCGGTTGGTCTTATAGGCACCGTCGAGCGTGTCAACGCCACGGAACGCGGTGCGCTCGCGAATGGGGTGACGCCAGAGGGGGAGAGTGCCGACGGAGAATGCGGGAGTCATGGGCTGGGTTGAGGGTGCGTGCTGAATAGTGGATGGTTAACTGCCAAGCAGGCCACGGGAGAGGAGTTCGTTGGTGCGGTCGATCTTGCTACTCAGGTCATCCTTGCGTGCGGCATTGACGGTCTGCTGCGTGCGCGCACCGCTGGTGCTCATGGGGTTGGACTGGCGGGCAAGAAAGGCGTCGATGCCGCCGCCGGTGAGTGAACGCGTAGGTGGTGAGAGGCTGCGGTCTCCAGTGACGAGGGAACGATTGTAAACGGGGACGGCTTGACCTCGCGCGTAGCCTGCCATGGGAGCTTCGTCGAAGCGGACTTCGCGCTTTTGCTGGGCGCGAAGAAATTCGTCGAAGCCTTGACCGAATGGGCCGCCATCGCCACGCGGCTTGGCGATGATGCGGTTGCGTTTGCCGCTCTCGCGGTTGCTGATTTTTTCTTCGAGAGTGATGCGATCTTCGGCCATCTGCCGGGCCTGCTCAGGGCTGGCTCCAGTGGTGCTGCGGATGCGATTCGTCTCGGATTCGATCTTGGCCTGACGCTCAATTTTATCTGCCTCACGATCGCGACCACGGGAGCGGAGATCGAGGACTTTAAGCGACGCCATTTCTTGATTCCGCCTCTGCTCCATGTCGCGCAACGAAAGCGTTTTTTTGATGGCTCCCTGCTTCTGCTGCTCGGCTGTGACGGTGACACTGGCGGATTCCCGTGTGGTGGCGATGGCTTTCTTTTCGGCGCTTTCGGTTTTTTCGGCGGCGCGTTGCTGTTCGAGCGCGGCGATGGAGGCGTTTGCTTGAGCGAGCGTTTGCCCTTCGATCATGAGTCCAATGTGAGCGATGGCGGAGACGATGGTGTCATTCGCGGTCTTCGCGGCGCTGCCTGCGATGCTGAAAAATGTGGCGGTCGCTGTGCCGAGTTCGCGAATGAGTTCAGTGTTGTCTTGCAGCGCATCGCCGAGTTGCGAGGCACCTTGGACGCCTTGCCTCACGAGTCCTTCTGCGAAGGCTTCTGTGGCTAGATTGATGCTGGTGCGGAAATCTGCCATCTTCTCATCGAGACCGGCGGTGGCGCGCTCGAGGCGGCCAAACCCGTCGATGAGGCGGGAGATGAATTCTTCCGAGCTGATGTTCATTTTTTGCAACGCCTCGGTGTCGGCGGTGCCAAACACGTCTTTCATGACCGCCCGGACCTGGGGCACCCTTTCGGCGATCTGATTGATCTCTTCCGCGCTGACTTTTCCTTTGCTGATGATTTGAGTCAGGGCCAGCACGACGCCGTCGAGATCGGCGGAGCTGCCACCTGCAAGAGCGAGGGCATTACCCATTTCAATGATCGAGCGCTTACTCATCTCTGCGCTGAGTCCGACACTTCGCAGTCGGATGTCCCCTTTGACCGCCTGCTCAAATTCCAGGCCGGGCAGGCGTGCCGCTTCCATGAGTTCATCCATGCGCTGACGACCACCGTCTACGCTCCCCTCGAGCGTCGTCATGCCACGACGGAGACGGTCCAAACTGGCGACGGTGCGCACGCTTTCACGTGCTAACATTCCGAAGCCAATGCCCGCCACTGCGCCGCGCATGCGACTGAAGCTAGCTTCCGTGCGTTTAGCGCTGGCGGAAATGCGGCGGTCTTGATCGGCGAGGCCGCGATTGAGCGCGGTGCCGTCGTAGCCAAATTTGACTGTTGCGTCGTTTGCCATAGGGGATCGTCAGAGGTTGACGATGCCCGCGTGTCAAAGATGCGGAGGAGATATGTTGACGGGATTGACTCCAGTGACTGGCATCATCGGCGAGTGCGCATGACGGCCAATAGCTCGGCCATGAGCTTTCGGGTGCGCATCATCTCGCGGGCGCAGACGAAGACGTAGTATGGCATCAGGATCGTGAGCAGGGCGAACACGAAGGCAAGAAAGGCGAGAGCGATGCCAATGGGGCCGTTGATGTATTGTTGGATTTCATTCATGGCGCGGCAGAATAAAGGGGGGCGTCACATTGTCCATGCACAAAGATCACCGCGCAGGGTGGCGGCTTTGAGCTGGTAGTAAAGCGCACGATGGAGGGGCATTTCCAAGATGTGCTCTTCTGGCCACCCGGTGAGGCTGGCGACATCTCCGACGATGTCGCAGCTCACGGGTGGCAGGGCTAGTTTCCCGAGCCGTCCACGGTGTCTCCGGTGGCGCTGTGCGCACGGGCGCGGTTGATGCACTGCTGCATTTCGTCGGCGAGGGTGGAGGCGGCGTCCATCTCATGCAGCGCGATGTTTTTTTCGACCCATGCATCGTAAGCCATGAGCTGCGCGGCGGTGGGGAGCAGACGCAGGACACGCAGCGCGGACACGTCAAGACTGGCGCTGTAGAGGATGCGCGGAGCCTCGGCGGCGAAGTCGGCCATGGTGGCGTAAGAGGCCAGCGGCGGGGCGTTCATGCGGACGCGGAGATCGCGGTAATACAGCTCATTGGCGAGTGTGATTTTGAGTTCGTGTCCACGCCAGGCGAAGACGCGGTTGAAGTCGGTCTCGCGCTGCTCGGCGGTGATGAGTGGCGCGGTGTCGGTGAGGTTGGCTGCTGGTTGCTGGATGCTCGATGCTGGATCGTCGGTGGGGAGGTGCATGGGGTGGTGGTTAGGGGTGAGGGGTGAGGGGTGAGAGGTGAGTTATCACAACCTAGGTTGGTCTAATTAACTGTTCGCCTCAACAACTCGCGTCCAGTGGATCGCCATGAAGTCGAGCAAGTGGTTTCCATCGTCGCCCATTGTTGGCCGTCCCGCCGCTTTTGCCGCACGCCGTTGGAGATTGATGCAGTCATGAATCGTGGCTCGCAGGATGATGTGAGCGTCCAAGTCGTTACCTTCAGGCCCGCACGCAGGCCACGGCTCGCACCATTGGAGCATCGTTTCATGCCGGGATTCCAGCAAGGCGAACAAGGCAGTGGACTCAACGCTGACCGCGTTGGAGTCATGCGTGTTATCAGTGTATTTCTTCGCGGTCATCGTGAGTCACTTTTATCGTTAGACCCCTGAGCGCACGTCCTCGCCAGTTCGATGAGGAAGGCCGCAAATTCTGGCGGCGTTGCGTTGGCCTCGCGCTTTGAGAGGTTCGGTTTGTTTCTGGCCTTGCCGCGCTTGTCGGGGAATCCGACCTGATGCGTCCCGATGATTCGTTCCCATCGCGGCTCGATTGGCGCGTCAGTTCCGGCGCAGTAGAGCCACGTCTTTTTGTTGGCTCGATGCCCGTAGGCGGACTGCCACACTTCGCAGACCCATCCGTTGCCGCTCCTGCCCCATCCGCTCTTGGGCGGGCGTTGCAGTCCGTAGGCTGGCCATGCGTGCGTCGAGGCGGGATGTTCCAGCACGCCGCCGCAGCGGTTCACGGTATCGAGCGCGAATCGGAAGCAGCCGCCGTCATTGCCGGGGCGGTTGTGTTCACCGCCGTATCTCGCCCAGTTGGCTTTGCACATGTTGCCCCACCGCTGGCAGGGAGGATGCGCCACCACCGGAGCGTTGCCCGCGTAGGTTCTCGCGTCCCGCGCTTCATCGTAGCAGTCGAGGCCGAGAGACTTATAATGCGAGTCTGGTTGCACGAACAAAACCACGGGGTCTAACAAGACGCTGCACCGAACAGCCGCCCCGCACGCCAGTTGTAATTCGAGAGTCTTCATGGGCGGCTGTCGGTGAGCTTTTCGTTGGCCTTGAGCGTGGCTTCGAGTTTGGTGAGGCGGGCTTCAAGGTCGGTGGATTTTTGGGGGCGGTGCCAGGCTTTCATGGTGCCGGTGAAGCGGTGCCATTGGTCGGCGAGGTATTGGTGCCGGGACTGCTGGCCGGCGTCGAAAATGGCGGTGTCGAGGGCTTCGAGAGTGGTGCTTTTTTCGAGCGCCAAATGAATGTGGGGAAGCTCGGTCTGGCGCAGGAAGGCGGGAGTGGTGCTGCCGTCTCCATTGACCATGGGGCAGACCTCGCGGAAGCCGCGGCGGCGTAACTCAACGATGATGACGGCTGGCCAGCCGCTGGCGATGAGTTCTTCTTGCTCCTCATGCGTCATCATGAGGCTTTCGCGGAGTTGGTGGGAGAGGCTGCTCATACTGTTAGATTTTGATGCCGAGGCGGCGTTGGACTTGGGCGAGGGTGTGGCCAGGGGCGTCGGCGCGGAAGGCCGCGCCTTTGTCGAGGTAGGTTTTGTGCGCGACGGTGATCCAGCCCTCCGACTGCTGGTGCTTGCGCAACTCACGCAGACAGTGCAGCGCGTGGATGGCGATGGCGAAAGGCTCCCAGCGGCGGGCGGGAAAGAGCGCATTGGTGCGCAGCGCGGTCATGTTGAGCTGGGCATCGGCACGCGGCGCGTGTGGTGTGAGCTCAGGGGCGAGCGCGTAACGAGCCAGGGTGTAAACGTGCGCGGTGCCGGTGTGCGTGAGAGTCAGGAGCGCATGACCAACGCCGATGAGGGCGAGGGCGAGGTCTTGATCTGCGGTGGTGAGGGTGGCCTCGTGGGGCATGGCTAATGACCCGTGCTCGAGGAGATAGCTGCCAGGCGCGGCCTCAACGAGGCGCATAGCTTTGCCTTTTTGCGCATCGAGTAGGCGCGATCGATTGTGCATGGTGCGCAAGGCGATGAGGTAAGGATGCAGCGGCTGGGTGGCGAGTTCTCCCTGCAAGGTGCCGTTGTTGAAGTCACGCCGGAGAACGCCGGTGATGAAGGCGCGACCGTTTCGATCAGGATCGACGCTGCTGGTGCGTGCGAGGTTCCAGTCGGTGTATTCGGTCCCGCTTTTGTAGTGCGTCATTTTGACGGCACGCAAGGCGATGTCGAGCGAGGCGAGGGCGGCGGCCTCGTAAGTGTTGCGGGTGGTTTGCCAGGCAATCATGGGCGATGGTTGAGGGTTGATGGTTGAGGGTTGATGGCCGGAAACAAAAGGCGCGTGATCGTTGGGAGACGATCACGCGCTGCGTGTGGAGTGATCGTTTGGGGGACTGGACAGGCTGGCAGCCTGTGACACTCAGTTCATGGCGTGGCAGTGCTTCAGGTTGAGGCTGAACTCGCGACCGGTGCCGCTGCGGGCTTTTTTGAATTCGGGCTCACGGCTCTGGATGGTGCCGGTGCTGAGGGTGAGGCCGAAGACCTCGTCGTCAATGAGGTTGGCCAGGCTGGCGAGGGTGTCGGCATCCTCCAGGGCGGCGAGTCCCTGCAAAGCACCACCGCTGGTGGGGATCGGCATGCCGGTGAGGGTGATGTCGGTGACGAGGCCGTAGGCCTCGGTGTAGAGCAGCTCGGGGACGGCACCGCCTGCGGCGACGCCGAGCACGTCGTCATAGGTGCGGGTGGGCTTGACGGAGAAGTCGGTGACGAAGAGACCGGATTCTGATTTGAGAGAGCCGGGGCGGGTGCCAGAAGTGAAGAGGGGTGTCATGACACCGAGCGGGCGGTGTCAAATGAGCGAGGGGCGAGCCACAGGCTGGCAGCCTGTGTCAGACGTTGTTCCAGAAGGTCACGACCTGGAAGGGGGCAGTGAGGGTGAGGAGCGTTTTTTCCTCGTTGTAGTCGTCGCTGATGGTGCCGGGATAGATGGCCTGGATGTCCCAGCCTGCGCGGTAGGCGTCTGTTTGCGCCTGGATGAAGGTCTGCCAGGTGCTGCAGTGGTCGTCGTCGAGCAGGCGGCGGAGGGCTTGCAGCCAGGCGTGGGCTTGAGTGCGGGTGGTCTGGCCGGTCTCGGTGCCGACGTTGATTTGCAGCCGCAGGTTGAGCGTGAGGGTGAGCAGGGTGTCGGCAGACTCAGGATCGACCTCGACCTCAAACAGCGCGTGTGGATGCGTGAGGGCGCTGGATGAGGAATGTGTGCGGCGGGGGAGCTGCGACGCGCTAGGGACGCCAGAAAGGGCCAAGGCGGCGGTGCTGGCGGAGTAGTCGGCGAAGATTGTGCTGAAATGAGCAGCGGGTGAGGTGGCGGGCATGTGGAGGGGGGAGGTGAGAGGGGAGAAGGGAGAGGGCAGAAAAAAGCGCCGGTGCCGTTTGCACGGACACCGGCGCTCCAACGCATGAGGGGACAGAGGTTAGGCCTTAGCTGCGCCTGCGGCGACCGGCGCAAAATTGAGGGCCGTGGTGCTGATGGCGACGCCGAGCACGGTGCAGAAATGACCGGTGGCGAGGTCGGCAGCGGGTGCGATGCCACCGGCAGTGGCGGAGAGAATGAGCACGTCTCCAATGGCTACAGTGGCACCGATGACGAGCGCGGGGTCTTGCGTGATGACGCTGATGCGTTGATTTATGGCTCCGCCGTTTTCAGCGATGCCGAAGACCTGGGCGGTGGTGGCGGAGGCGTTGGCGTCCGCAGGTGCGACGAGGCCGGCGCTAGTGAGATAAACGGGTTGGCCAGCGGTGATGGTGCTGGCGGCGGATTTACTGACTCGCCGTGCGGCGGCGGAGCCAATGACGTGGGAAGCGGTGATGGAGATGTCTGCCATGGTGACTGTGAGTGGATGTCAAAGAGGGCACAGGCTGGCGGCCTGTGTCACGATCTCACGCGACTTGGAGGCGTGACTTTTTGAGGGCGGCGCGGATGCTGTAGCGGATGGAGTTTTGCAGACGTTTTTGGCGTTTGCCGGAGCGCAACACGAACTGCATGCGGCGTGAGAGGTCATTGCCGCGACCATGACGGGCGCGGTTGGTGATGATGATGGTGAATTGGTCTGGGCGAGGGATGACGCTGATGCTGCCGACGGTTTGCCGATGACGGGTGATCCAGGTCGGAAGCGAAGTCTTCAGGCGGGCGGCGGCGGGCGCGAAACCGGAGGCGAGCAGACCGACGCGGGACTGTTGCTGCTTGATGTAGCTTTTCACATAGCGGGCATCGCGCACATGCTCGCTGGGCTTGGTGCCGGTGACGCGGCCATTGCGACCTCGGCGTTTTTCATGCGCGGCTCCGTCGTCGCTGCCGAAGTCGATGAGTTCTTTGAGCCCAAGGGTTTTGCAAATGCGGGCAGCTTGCGGCCAGTTTTGATGCTTCACTGCGGCCCAAAATGCGGCGGCGAGTTGTTCGTCTCGCGCCTTGATGATGGCATAAAGTTTGCCGGGGGTGGCATAGACTTTCCACACGTCGCGCATGACGGCGCTTTCACCGCGTTTTTTCGCGGCTGGGTTGGCTTTGCCCATGCTCGGCGGGGTGATGGCGGTGATGTCGCGCACAAAGCCACGTGCATCGTCTTCGATGGCCTTTGCCATGATCGCCGCTGCCTCACGCGGCACCTGCCGCAGCTTTTTGAGCAACGGGCCGAGTTGGACGTTGGCGCTGATCATTGTGTGGTGATCTGCTGGCCGGTGAGTGTCCAGAAGACGCCTTGAGGAGACTCGTTGGGTGCTCCGGCGTCGGTGGCGAGCTGATAGACGCGACCGGTCTCGACGTGCGTGAAACGCACGGCGCGAGTCGCGTCGGTGCTGGCGTCGATGAGGTCGGCGGCGGGCAGCAAAGCGCAGGCGACGACGATCTTGATGGTGCGCGTCTGAATGACGCCACCGTCGTTCTCAAACTTCACGCCACGCCGCGCAATGAAGGCCGCAGGCAGGCGACGATTGTTGAGCAGGATGGTGCAGGGGTTCCGCTGCAACAGTGTGGCGAGGTGCAGCTTTTCACTGGTGACGAGGGCGGCGGACATGCCGTGGTGGAAATGTCAAAGACGTGAGACATGAGATAAAAAAAAGCGCCGCGTCCCCCAACCAAAAGGGACGCGGCGCAGGGACACCGGCGGGCGAAGAGTAACCGCGCCGGGTGAGAGCAATGAGAGGCGGATGTCAAACTCTGCGGAATAGAGTGGGTAAAAAAAACGGCCCACCGTTGAAGGTGGGCCGTTGCTGAACGATGCAGGCTGTGCCTGGCGACACGTTTAGCCCATGAGGGTGGCGACGAACTCAGGCTTCCAGACTTTGACGCCGTAGAAGGCCATGAGCTTGATCTGGTTGATGCCGTAGCCTTTGTAGAGGCGAGCGGAGAAAGAGAGACCCGTGTCAGCGTCCACCAGCACGGCGATTTCTTCGCCTGCGTCACCGCCGGGAGGCTGTGCCGGTGGGCGCATGGCGAGCTCGATGGCGGTTTTGTGGAAGGCCACGTTGGCGGTGTAGCTGTTTCCGATGGTGACCGCCTTGTCATTGACGATGGCGCCGCGCAGACCGGGATGATTAATCACGACACTGCCAGAGGTGGCGGTGAGTCCGGTTTTGACGACGTAGTTGCCAGCGGTTGGCTCGTCGGCAACGGTGATGATGTCGCCAGCCTTGAAGCCGGTGGTGTTCACGGTGCCGCCGTCAACGGTGAGAGTGGTGCTACCGACGGCGATGTTGCCGTTGTTGATGAGGTAGCTCGCACCTGCGCCCTTCGTGTGAGCCTGCACGCCTGCGCTGGCGCGGATGCTCATGTTGAAGAGGTTCAGCAATTCACCACGGCGAAGGGTCGCATCGGTGCCAGCATCGCCCACGTTGGTGAGGGTGGAACGCTTGCGAAGGTTGGCTCCAGCGGCGGTGTTGAGGATGAGGGAGAGCATGCCGTCAGACATCGGGGTGCCGTTGTCTTCGAGGATGCGGTAGAGATCCGCGAGGATCTCGAAGTTGGAACCAAATGGCGTGGTGCCAGCGGTGCCGACGGCGCGGCTTGCGCCCTGATAAGCGGCGAGTCCGACGGCGGCTTCGATGGTGTTCCGCATTTTGCGGATGGCTTGCTTGTAGAGCTGCTGGAGAGCAAGCTCTGCGCCGACGGTGTTGGCGAGCTGCGCGAACTGCTCACCCTTGAGTGGGATGGATGCGCCCGCGTAGGAGGAGAGAGCCAGTGTCTCTGTGCTGGTGGTGATGTCGTTTGCATCAGGCACCGTCATGGCTGGGGTGTAGCTGGTCTCGAGCGTGGGCTCGGTGGTGCGCATGGAGGTGACGGTGCCGCCGGCGGAGACGCCTTCGGAGCCGCCGTTGACGATGACGCCTTGAGAAAAGCCGGAGGGTTCCATCGCGACTTGATCGCGAGCGGCATAAAGGATTTCGGTCAGTCCAGTGAGGGAGATGTCGTTAGCCATATATTTGGGTCAGTGAGAGTTGGGGGTGTGTTGAGTTTGAGGTGTCAATCTGCGATCAGTCTTCGAGCTTGCCTCGGGCTGCCATGAAGGCGTTGCGCTCGGCGTGCGGGAGCTGGTTGAAGGCGGCGCGGGTCATGGTGTTGACGGGTTTGCCACCGCCACCTTGAGCCCCTTGGATGGGAGCGTTGCCACCGGCAGCGCCAGCGGCTCCGTTGGCGAGCAGTGCGGTGATTTTGGCGAGCTCAGTTTCGAGCGCGGTGAGCTTGGCTTTGTCGTCCTTCGTGGCCTCAGTGATGCGGGCAGCGAAGGCGGCTTTCACTGCGGCGTCTTCGAAGTCGATGACGACGTTGGGAGACTGCGGCTTGTGCGCAATGATGGCAGCGATGAGCTGGTCTTCAGTTTCATCACCCTTGACGGTGATGCCGATGAGTGAGGCGAGGGCGAGGATTGCTTTCATGGGGGTGGGAGTGCGCGATGGCGACGGTGGCGGTGCGATGTCAAAGAGGGCGCTCGGTGCATGACGCAGCGCGGCAGTGATGCGGGCGGTTTTGAAAGCGGAGGCACTGAGCGCCACTTCCTCGGTGGTGGCATCGGCGAAGCCATGCTCGACGGCTTCTTCACCCGTGAGCCAGGTCTCGGCGTCCATCATCGCGGTGAGGTCTTCATCGCTCTTTTTGGTGCGCTCGCGGTAGGCGGCGATGAGGCTGCCTTTGAGTTTGTCGAGCAGGTCGGCGAGCTGGCGCATGTCGGCAGAGTCACCCACAGCGAAGCCGCTGGGGTTGTGGATCATCATGAAGGCATTGCGCGGCATCTCGATCCGCGTGCCGGCCATGGCGATGACGGAGGCCATGGAGGCGGCGAGACCTTCGATGCGCACAGTGACGTTCCCACGCGCCTTCAGCGCATGATAGATGGCAAGACCGTCGAAGACCTCGCCGCCAGGCGAGTGAATGGAAAGAGTGATCGGAGTCGCAGCCGCGATGCTGCGGAGCTGGGAAAGGAAATCTTTGGCGCTGACACCCCAAGCGCCGATCTCGTCGTGAATGGAGATTTCAGCGGGGGCTTCGGCGGAGGCGGCATTGCGAATGGTGAACCAGGTCTTGCGGGACATGCTGGCGGGCGCATGTCAAAAGCCGCAGACACGCTGAAGCGTGAACAACGAACTCTAGGCATCCAGCTCGACTACTCTTTAACCCTCTCTCCTTTTGGTCCCGTAATGTGAACAAAAAGCTCCATTTCCACTTCGAGACTTTTTTGCTGCTGCATCGCTCCAACTGTATGCGAGAGCACATTATACATCACACAATGCTTTGAATTGTGTTTGTTTTTGGATAAAGCCGCTTGCCTACCAAGCACATGAGTTAGCGCAAGGATTGCATCTTGCGCACACCTACGCTCTCCATCTTCGCCGAGGTCCAGGCAATGATCTTGAATGGTTTGCTCGAATTTTTCAATTAGACTATCTGATAAATATTTTTTCATGCTGTTTAGTGTGCGCTCTAAAGTCGGTGCGAGGATGGCAAGGGAATGGGTGGCAAAGGAATGCCGGAGGTTTTTATTCCATTGCCATCCATTCCTTTGCCGAAATTATGCTTCATCCAACTGGGCGATGTCGGCGGCGAGGGTGGCGGGATTGAGGGCGGTGAGGATGCCGGAGGCGGGCTGCAATGTTTTCAGACCCATGCCGATGGCCAGGGCGACGGAGGCGGGGATCTCGACCTGGTCGATGGGGATGTTTTTGGCGCGGGCGATGGCGTAGCGGATGCTGTCGAGCTTTTGATCAATGGCGGCATGACGGACGGCTTCGCCATCTTGGCCGGTGCTGCGCTCGATGAGGTCGTCGGGCGTGATGAGGTTTTCACCAAGGCTTTCGAGGTCGGCGCGTTTGTCGCGGCCGGCATCGACCGTGGGGTCGGGATCGGTGACGAAGTCGATCTGGTTCCAGTCGGTGATGTTGGCATACTGGAAAAGCGGGCCACCGGGCATCATGGCAGTGCCGATGACTTTCTCCCACAGCCATTCGAGGAAGGGATACAAGCGGGCGCGAAGGCCTTCGTGAGCGCGGGCGACCTGCTGGAGGAGACCGCGATATTCCACGCCGCCGACTTTGCCACGGGTGAAGATCCATTCCGGCGGATACTTCAGCTCGAACATGAAGGGATGCAGGAGATCGGCGAGGATTTCGCGGAACGGGATGCCCTCCTGCGGGTTGTTGAAAAAGTTGAAGCTTTCGTTGTCCGACATGGGTAGGAAGACCGCGCCTTCAGCCACCTCGACGAAGCGGCGACCCGTGTCGGCGGTGGGGTTGCCACCTTGCTCGGCGAGCGCGATCTGCTGCATGGCGTTGAGCATCTTGCCATCGCGTGTGGTGGTGGCGCCGAGGAGCGAGGCGCGGACTTTGGCGCTGTGCTTGCGCAGGGCTTTTAGATCGAGCGAGTCGAGCAGGTCGCGGCCACTGGCGAAGATCACGGGGTCACCGTGATACTGGTGGATGCGCGTCGGGTCTTTGAGGTGGAAAATGTTGCGGTGTCCCATGGCATTGACCGCCGGGATGTCGGTGAATGCTTTGGAGAGCAGATAACCACTCGCGTCTGGGTCTTGATTCAGGCGCAGGAGCTGGAGCTGGTCGAGGCCGTTGTATTGGAGGCCGTCGAACCAGCGCAGCTTGCGGGCGGCGACGCTTTGCACGTCGCCATTGGTGAGTTGGTCACGACTGACGAGCTGGATTTGGAAGGCTCGCTTGCTGCGGTCATTGAGGCTCCACGATGCGCCAGTCGGCTCATAGACGGGCAAAATGAAAAGCTCGCCATCGCCCAGCATGGCGGAGAGCAGCATGGGCTGAATCGCGAAAAGATTGTGCTCCTTGCGAATGTCGATGGCGGGGGAATCGGCCCATTTTTTGAAGAGGGCGGTGGCTTCGCGGCGAAAGTCGGAATCTTGCGAGATGGACTTGCAGCCGATGCCTTTGCCGACGGCCTCACGCGGCAGTTGCTGGATGCCGTAACGCACCTGCGGGATGCCTTCTTCGCTTTGCAAAAAGCGCGAGATTTGCACGATGTCTTTCGACCTCTGCATGCGCTCGACGCTCTTCGAATTCCACGCGGTGTAATGCGGGGTGCTGCGATAGCTGCCACCGGTGGTGGTGGTCGTGGTGGCAGCGTTGGTGATGGGCGCGGGTGCGGTTGGCTTGAGTGTTTTGCGGCGTGACATCGGGCGGCGGAAGTAAGAGGTGAGACGTGAGATGTCAGAGATCAGCCGAGCACGGTGGCAGGCTCGTAGCCAGGCCGGAAGCGAAAGCCAAAGGGACGGGACAACGACTTGGCGACTTGACCGGCAATCTCGGCCTCGAGGTCTTCGATGGCAGCCTGCACAGCCTGCCGCCGCTGCTCCGGCGAGGAGTCGCGAAACTGCGCCGAGTGCGACGAACCTTCAAAAGCCTGCGCCGTGATCTCGGCACCACTGCGGTCTTCGGCCAAGAGGAGGTATTGCTCGGTCAGCCATTGCCGCTGCGCGTTTGGATCGCCCGCATACAAAATGCGGGCGTGAAAACGGAAGTCCGAGGTGAGGTCGGCGATGGTGACTGCGGCCATGCCGTGGCATGGGTGTCAATGAGGCCGAGTATGAGTCAGGGGGTTTATCGCAACTCAAGCAGCAGCTACGGCGTCCCTGTCATCCTCGGTGATGATGGGGACGTGATGGAATACGCTCTCGGCATCAAGGCAGTGCGTGCTAAGCTCGGACTCTGTGCCTCAGCCTTATCGTTCGGCCAATCCGCATCTGTCTCTCGTCCGGGGGTTTACCGGCGCGACTTCACCAGAGGGTTTTGCTGTGTTGTGCCAGCTCACCCCGTCGCGACGGCCTTGTATCAGGTTCTTGTTCATCGGCTCGCAGGTCTTGCGTAGTCTTCTTTCAGCCCGCCGATCACTCGGCGGGCCTTGACTTCGGCCTTTGTGCGAGCGGACGCGCAAACGTGTTTGCGCATGGTTTGGGCGCATGCGTTGCGTTTTGCGCGGATTTGGTGCGCTTTGACACCGGAAGCGCATCATGGCGCGGTCGCATGCAGAATCAGGGCTCGTGAAGCTCTACATGGCTGCGAAGGGTGTGGCCCTTCGCACGGCGCAACTCCATGCCAAAAACCGACACGGCGATTATGTGGCGTTTTTGGCAACGCAGGGAGCGAAGGCACTGGAAGTCTCCGACCCGAGTGAAGAGCAAAAACGCGCCCTGGTAGCCGTGATGGGCGGGCAGACGCCACCCGGCGATCGGCTGGTGCATGTGGCGCCACCGGCAATGGAGAAGCCACAAGACCAGTGGACACCCGAGGAATATGCCGAGTGCCAATGCTGGGCGGGCATGGTGGCTGCCAATGCGCAGCGGCAGGTCGCTTTGGATCGCGGTGACCCCATGGCGGCCATCGGTTTTGTGAAGATCGCCGCTGACTCCCTCAAGTCTTACCACCTCGCCCGCCAGCGTCGCGTCCAGGCCGAGTTGGAAAGCGGCCGCCTCCAGCCCATGGCCGCGTGGCAGGAGGCCAAAGCCGCCGTCATGAAATTCGTCGCGCTCTTCACCTCCTTCGACGGTCGCATCGCCCAGCTCGCCAACCCCGAAAACCCGCAGCACGCCATGCGCGCCCTCTCCAAATGGCGCGAAGCCGAATTCAATCCCGCCCTGGAAAACGTCCTCGCCGAGCTCACGCTATGAGCCCCACGCACCACCAGCGCCAGGCCGCGCGCGTGCAGGGTGAGATCCTAGCCATGTTTCGCCAGCAGCGGCGCAAATCCGTCGTCCCATGGCTCGAAGAGCACATCATCCTCCCTCGGAAGATGGCCCCGAATTCATCCGGCCCCTTCCGCGCTCGCTCCTTCCAAAAGCCCGTCCTCGAATGCTTCGACCCCGAGTCCGGCGTCAACGAATGCGGCGTCTCCGCCGGCGTCCAGATCGCCAAGACCGCCATGCTCACCCTCGGTGCCAGCTACCGCCTCGCCAATGCACCGCTCCCCATCCTCATCGTCGGCAGCTCTCGCGACTGGACAAAGACCGAGCTCAGCGAAAAGCGCATGCAGCCCCTCATCGACGAGAACCCCATCCTCGCCGCCTGCAAGCCCGCCAACCCCGACCGCTACCGCTCCATGTCCATGGACATGGCCGGCGGCATGGTAAACTTCGTCGGCGGAAATTCCCCCGGCGCACTCTCCGGCGGATCTTACGGTATCACCCTGTGCGACGAAGCCTCCAAGCTCATCCAAAACGAATCCGAGCAAGCCCCCGAAGCCCATCCCTTCCACCTCATCGCCAAACGCACCGACGGCTTCGGCGCGTCCGAATTCCACTATTATTCATCCACCCCAAACAGCCCCACCCATCCCTTCTGGAAATACATCCTCGCCGGCGACCAGACCCACTTCTACGTCCAGTGCCCGCACTGCACCGAGTGGTTCTATCTCGACTTCATCGGCCGCGCCGAAGACGTCGAAGAATACAACACCGCCCTCAGCCTCACCCTCCCCAGCGACTACAAATCCCTCACCTGGGACAAAGACGCCCGCGCCTCATCCGGCCAGTGGGACGAAGCCCGCGTCCGCGAAACCACCCGCTACATCTGCCCCCACAACGGCTGCGAGATCTCCGAGCTCCACAAGCAAGCCATGGTCGATGCCTGCATCGAAAAGCGTCACAACACCCTCGCCGCCAAAAACCGCCGCACCTTCGTCCTCCCCTCATTCTACTCCCCCACCAAAAGCTTCGGCACCATGGCCTGGGACTTCCTCGCCAGCCTGCAGGACATGTTCGGTTTGCAAGACTACTACAACAGCCGCCTCGCCCGCCCCTGGACCGAGTTCCACGTCAACCTCAAAATGGAGCACATCACCGCCGCCATCGCCGACGGCAAAAACGGCCGCCCCATCTACCGCCGTGGCACCCTCCCCTTCAAGCCCCTCAGCCTCCTCCTCAACTCCGACCCCGGCGAAGCCACCACCCACTGGGAGCTCGTCGCCCTCGCCCACGACGGCGGCGTCTGGGTCTGCGACTGGGGCACCGTCGTCTCCTCGAAAGACCTCCTCGCCGCCGACTTCCTCCGCGCCCGCTACATCATCATCGAAGGCACCAACGAAAAAATCTACCCCGTCCGTGGCTACCTCGACACCGGCTGGCAGCAGGACGACCAGCTCGACGTCTGCGCCGCCTCCAAAGGCTTCTTCATCCCCGTCAAAGGCTCCGACGCCAAGCACGGCCAGCTCCACGAAACCCGCGTCGCCACCCGGCCCCAGATGTCCCTCCTCGTCTTCAACGACCGCGAAATCAAAAACATGCTCTATGCCAATCGACTCCTCAAACAAATCGACGGCGGCTTCCACCTCCCCACCGATGCGGACCCCGAAGTCAAACTCGGCCACACCGGCCAAAAACGCGACGCCGACGGCGAATGGCAACGCGTCCCCGCTGACCACCTCGGCGACTGCTCCAAATACACCTGCATCGACTTCCAGCTCCTCCGCGCCGGCGGCATGTTCCGAAACTGCACGCCGGTATCGCCAACATGAAAGACTCATCCGCCCCGCCAGTTGGTCAGCAGCGCATGGTTCGTCCCCGTCACGAATGGCTTACGCAGTGCGGCATGAGCACGACGGGAATGGTTGGCTCTGGTATCGGCTGCGGTAAGTTCTTGCCCGCCTCCAACTGGATGCGGCGCGATGGCATGGACAGTCGAGGCGGGGCGTTCGGGAATGCTCCCCTATGCTCAGAGTGTTCTGAAAAGTAAATCGCACATTCTGCGAAATAGTTCTTGCACCTTTCGCAGAATGTGCGAATATAGAGACGTAACCAATCCAAACATTATGACCAACGAAATCCAAAACATCATCGCCGAAATCAAAACCCTCACCGCTCGCAACGCTGAAATCACAAAGGCTGGCGGCTTCTTCACACAGGAGCAAATCGACAACGAGAAGAAAGCTTGGAAGATGAAAATGACTCTGCGCTTCGATCACGGAATGGAAATCGGGACATACTAAATGACCTTCCCCGAACAACTCAAAGCTCACCGCGAAAAGCTCGGCCTGACACAGGCCGAGCTTGCCTCGTTCCTGGACGTTTCCCCGCGTGCCGTGTGGCAGTGGGAGAAAGGCACGCTTCCCCACGCGCTAACGCAGGAAGGGGCGCTTGCGAGGCTATCGAAGGCCAAGCGACGTTCTCAGGGGACGAACGTCTAGCTCTGGCACCCTCACCACTAATCACGACAAAACTATGCAAACCGAAAACGATACATCGAAGCCCGAAGACTCACCCCAACAAGAGGCTGGTGAGGGTTGCTCAGGAGCGAC